GGGGCGGTGGATGGGGCCGGGGAGAAGAAGCACAACCCCACCCACCTAGTCCTCGCACCGTGTCCAAGCGCCGCGAGGAGTCCTTAAACGGGCTTGGAAGCCCGAAACCGTGTTTCCCATTCCTCGGGGCTGACAGCCTTGTCAACCTCTATATGCAGCCAATTCCCGCCCGGGCCAGCATTGTCCGAATCGGTGAAAACCTTGACGCCTTTGGCCCCCGGCCCGCGGCTACAGCGATAGCCCACACCGTGCTTAGTGCCGGGCTTGTTGTACCAATGCAGCTCCTGAATCATCAAATTTTCAGATTGGGCAATGAAATAGTTCCAAATCTCAGCCGCTTGCTTTTGGTCAACAAATGCCAAATCCAAGGCAAAACCCGTTGCGTGAACGGATTTCTGCCCGGGCTTGCCCCTCATGTCCCGGTTCACGTATGTTCCGAGGTTCTTTGTGCCTTTCCACCGTTTCTGACACAACTCGGCAACCTTGAGAATCAGCGGGCTGGCCGCTTTGCCGTCCCACGCGGGGTAGTAAATATAGGGGCGGCTCACTTGCGGCTCTCGGGTTTGATACCGAACGCGGCGTCCACCTCGTCCTTGGTCAGATTTCCGTCAAGGCTGGCGCTAGCCAACTTTTGCAATACCACAATGCAGGCCGACACGCCCGCAATAGCGCAGGACTTGGCAATGGTCAGTTCCGGGGCGAGGGCTGCCGCCCCGGTCACCACGCCCGCAGCTGACGTGAGAAAGAGGGCAATCATGCGCCCAATGACGTCTTTAAGGATGCTGAGGTTCATTCATTGTCTCCGATGATGGCAGTTAGCAGAAAGTGTAAGGCAAGGCCAAGAATCGTGCCGTAGATTGCGGCGGTTTTTGTGGCCCCGCCAAGGGTAATGATGACGTACCAAGAACCCAGCAGGGTCAGCGGTAGTGCCTTAAGTTCATTTTTCATTGCGCCTCCTAGCGCTGGCTACGGACACGGCTTGCATGGCTACGTTGACCACAAGCACCGTTTGTGCCTGTAGCGGAGTGACACCGGGCGCTAGTTGCGCGCCGATGACTTTGGCGGCGTTGACTGCCCGGGTATCCGTTTGCACAATGGTTGTGCTGGGTATTGTCTCAGGCAATGAGTCAACAGGGAGAGAAGTTGTGGACGAGGACGTTGAAGTTGTGCTGGCAATGCTCGCGGTTGTTTGCGTTGGGTTTGCTTGGGTGCTGCTTGTCGCGGGGTGGTAGGGCGCGGCTGTCGCGGTGGTGGTGGTCGCCGGGGCCGTGGTGGTCGCTGCGGGTTCGCTTGTTGTCGTTGTTGTTTCGGGTGCGGTTGTCGTGGGAGTTGTCGTTGTCGTGGTGGTGGTTGTCACGGTTGTCGTGGTGGAACTTGTTGTCGTTGAGGACTCGGTGGTTGTGGTGGCAGCTACGGAAGTTGTGGTGGTCACGGATGGGCCGTATGACCACACATATTGTGCGCCGGGATTGCCACCCTTCCAAGCGAGGCAATCAGTCCAGTTAGGCCAGTAGCCAGCGTCCCAATCAGCATCGGGTTGCTCCATTAGCCAGTTGGATGTATCGGATTCCCAACAGGTGAAGGTCTTGGCGTGGGCGTCACCGGGCCATAGGAGTGCGGCGGACACGGTTGCGGCGGGGATGACCCACCGCGTTTTCAACGTCGATATCCGTAAACGGTGAAACTTCCGCCGGTCATTGTTCCTGTGTCAACAAGTATTTGTATGCCTGTGTAGGCGGTTGACGTTTGGTGCATACCAGCACCAATCCACATGTAGCCAGTCGACACGTTCACGGCGCTAATTTGCGGAAACAGCGTATGTGTTGCAAGTTGTGGATTCACAATGTCAATGGACGTACCGAACTTGTCTCCGGTTCCGCGACCAATGAGAATGCCGTTCGTGCCTAATGCCTGAGCTGGACCGCCAATGGTGCTCGCCGCGATGTCAATGCGCGCAAATCCCCAGTTGTAGTTAGTGCTCGCTGGGTTGGTGCCATCGTGCATTTTGACGTAGACGGAGGTTCCTGTGCCGGTGTTGCTCATGGTCAAATTGCTAATGACGAGTCGGTACGACTCATACGTCGAACTAAACACGCCGTTGAGAACGATGCTTGAGACGGCCGCGTTTGCGGTAGCGGTGGCTGTCCCGGACACAATGCTTCCGCTAGTGACGCTGGTGGGCGAAACGGCCACAAGACCGGCGTTTGCCAAATAAGTATTGGTCAACGAGGCAGTCAAATCCTCACCAACTGTAAACGTCTTAACAGCCATGTCAGAATCCTAACTGATTGTAATCAAGCCGACCATAAACCGGGTCATCCAGCTTGAAGTAGTTGTTTTGTTCAAAACCCGACACGTAGACCGTATACCGAATGTCGTTCGGGTCGGCCGTAACGCTCCAACCTTCAATAACTGCGTTATACGTTGTGCCGCGCAAGGTAATCGGCAAACGCCAACCGACAGCGCCATTATCCATGATGAGCGCCGGGGATTGATAATTATCCAATGATTCCTTGGTGCTGACAGAAACGGGGACGCTTGTGTTGTCGTCAAATTCACCCAGCACATACGCCGCGAGGTTGGCGGCCTGCGCCGCGCTTGCGTCATACGTGTCAATGCTGAGGTTTCGTGAGCCTGTCCCAGCTTGCTGCGTTGCGTATGAGGCCGGGTTAATTGTCGTTTGCGTGAAGTAATTGTCCGTAAGGCTCGCAAACGTCACTTCGTCATAAGCCCAACCGTGAAGTGCAGGGCCAGCATCGGTGAACGCCCAATTGCTGAAATAGTATGGGGCCGCAGTCGGGTCTTGGATTACATCTCGCCCATAGAAATAAAGAGCGTTTGCGCCTTGTCCGAGGCGGCCTTGTTCGGTCGCTACAAGCTGCGTGATGATGTTTTGCGCTGCGCCCGTGTAACTGGAGGAATCGGTGTAGGACTTTGTGCCTTGATTGGAAATAGTTTTGGCTGTCCCGGTCATGGCAGTACCAACGCGCACGGCCTCAGCCCCGGTGGTTCCCCCGGTCAATGTGAACCCTTCTAGTTGCCCGCGGCCCATGAACGACAAATAACCCTCAAGGCTGATGGTGGCGGTATCCATTTCAGACACGATGCCGTAGTTATAGGAAATGTTCGTGATGTACCCTGAATAGAGGTAATACGTGGTGCTATTTGTGGTGTAACGAATTTGAGCAAGCGCACCAATGACGTAGGACGCAGGCATTGAGGACGGCGCACGGAACGTGACCGAGGCCGTTGACGAGCTATACATTTCGCTTTTGGTTTGCCTGCCGTCTGAGCAATTAAACGAAATGACGTCCCCGAGGTCATCCCCCGCGCAAACAACGCCTAGGTCAATCATTAAATCGCCGCCGCTGTTCTGATAGGTACGGCTCCGTTTGTCCTCATGTAGCGGCGCAGGGCGTCAACAACCGCGTTCGGGTCACCGCCGTGAACGTTGATAGTGACGCCGTTGCCGGTCTGTCCGAGCCGTGACAATGGAATAACGGCCTCCGGGCCAGCTTCACCAATCATGGCAAGCGTGGGAGACGTGACGATGCCGCCTGACGCCATTTTGGGGATTGAGACACCGCTGCTAGGCGTCTGCTTGTTCGAGCCTCCGCCACCGCCAAACAGGCTATTGAGCGCCGGGATGCCCGAGACCGGGCCAAGAACAACGCCGATTAGTTTGGCGACTGTCCCGCCTAGTTTGCTAATCTTGTCAAGTTGCTTATACAACTCCGCAAATGCCGCGGCGAGGGCGATGACGCCAGCGGCGGCAAGGACGTACGGATTAGCCGCCATAGCGGCGTTTACAGCGACCGTGGCGGCTGCCACAGCCCCAATTGCAACTGCAACCTTAGTGAACACTTCAGGGTTTGCTTGCGCCCAATCCGCAAACTTCTGCAACGTTGGAAGCGCCTTCTCAACAATTGGCAGCAAAGCCGCACCGATGCTTTCCTTTGTTTCGTTCAGACTAACGGTGAGACGCTTAAAGCCACCTTGCGCCGTGTTGGCTGCTGTCGTGGCGGCCCCGCCAAACGCATCATCAAGAATGTAGAACGCCTCAGACGCGTCAATGCCGTCCTTAATCATTCCCTTAAGTTCCGGGGACAACTTGGAAAGGGCGTTCATTTGCCCGCCAGCGGCCTTTGCGAGTGCTTCCGTGACGGTTCCAAGGTCTTTCCCGGTTGCCGCCGAAATGTCCATAGCGAGAGACGCCAATTCCTGCGCCTTAGCCACGTCATGTGTTTGCGTGACAAGTCGTGACAGGCTCGGGCGAAGTTCGTCATCGGTCACGCCGAGCGCGCGGCCTTGGGCGCTAATCCAGTCCTCGGTTGCCTTGATGGCGTCATCCGTTGCCCCGGCAGAAATGAACAACTGACGCGCCAACTGTGCCTGCGCGGCGGCGTCCTCCATTGCACCCTTCACGGCGTCCCCAAGGGCTAAAGCAAGCCCTCCAAGAGCAGCAGCAGCGGGAACGGCGGCTTTCTTGATAGCAAACTGGGCTTTCTTCCCGACCCCCTCAAGCTGTTTAAACTCCTGTACCGCTTTTGAGATTCCCTTGCCGTCAAACTCGGAAATAATGGGTATGGAAATCATTGCAGCTCTCGGTTCACTTGATTAACGATACGGAGCGCAGCTTGTTCCATTTCACGGGTGACAGCACCGCGCTTGCGGTACACGGCAGGGCCGATAATGCGAGTCCGTCCGGGCGACAACGCGCCGAGCGACTCACCAAGCCTGTTTGCAGTCTTACGGCCCGCCGCCTCAAAAATTGCCGCCGCTACGTTTGTCTGTTGAATGACAATCACCGCAACAGCGTTACGGGCCGCGTCCAACTTGACTTTCACGCCGCGAGCGGCTTTGGCTGGGTCATACGGAAACAACTTCTTGCCGTCTCGCGTCCAGTTGTAGGCCATGCCGGACAATGGCAAACCGACATAGCCACGCTGGGCCTCCTCAATTGCAGGCTGGGCAATCTTGGTGGCCTCTTGCTGGAATTGTTTCCGCAGGCCCGGCTCAATCTTGTTCAGCGCACGGATGGCGTCCTTAATGCCTGCAATCTCAATGTTTGTGCTTGCTGTCATTTGGATGCTTTCGCTTGCTTATTGAGGATGCTAACAACCGTGGATAGGTCGCGCGCCTCAAATGGAATTGTTGGAGGCCAGTACCCCGTTGCGACAAGCACTACGGCTAGGGCGTGGGAGTAGCTGCCCCGTCCGTAGGGTTTTCGGGTTCCTGCCCGACAACCTCAATTGCTTGCAGTTGTTTGACGTAATCGTCAAAGACTGCCGGGGTTGTGATGCCGTGAACTTTGCAGGATTCAAAGGCCATAAATGCCAAATCTTCCACGCCGATGCCCGCAGCTAGGTCAGATGCCTTTCGCTTGTATTTGCGTTCCCACGCGACAATTACAAAAAGGTTTGTGCTGACAACGTAGGTAGTGTCAGCGGTTGTGACCTTCAGTTCCAGTTTCATGTTCTTCTCCTAACACGCCCTGTTTACGGGGTGACGTCCCTCACCCACGTGCCGCCTTCCCAGCTGATTTGAAACGTCTGCATCTCGCCCACCGTGTAGGCGTAGGGAACCACGGAAAGCATCGTGTTGGAAATCGTGATTTCCGGGTTGTCTGCCGCGATTGCGCCGGAACCCTTCTTGAAAACGATGGTGGTTGTGCCGTCACCGACAATGCTGGCAAGGATGCCTTCCACCTCTGTTGCGCCGTAGGACGCGAACAGGGTTGCGCTCCCGGACACAGTCTGCAAGCCCGGTGCCATCTTGTGGCCCGTGTCGCCGAACGCTGTGATTTCAAGTGAGTCGTAGCCCAGCTCGCAGCTGAATTCGGTGCATTGGTCGGCGAAGTCCGTGCCGCCAATTTCCAGTTCAGCGGGGCCGCCGAGGAATGTCGTTGTTGCCATGTTTGGCCTCTTTCTAGTTACGCCGTACTGCTACGGCAACGGTGAGGTCATACGTTGGGACGTCTTGCCCGCCGTATGTCGCAAGCCCGGGACGGCCCGAGGTTACTGCGATTGATGAATTCATGATGGTATCCGCTTGGGTTATCAGCCAATCGGATGCATCTTGGTTGCCCGGAGGCGCTGCAAGAATGCGAATCTGCAAACGGACATCGCCCACGTTGTAGGTGAATGAATCCCATGTTGGCAGTTCAATGAGGACGGTCATGGGCCGTGCGTTGCGGGGGTCGGTCACTACTGCGTAGCCGAGTCCTTCCAGCGCCGTCTTGGTGGCTGTAATGGCCTCATAGAAGATGCCTGTTGCCATTAGGCCACCTGCGCGCGCCCGCAGCCGAGCAGCTGCATGATGCGCCCGAGAGTTGAAGGAATTGGAAACGTTCCCATTCCGTCAAAGGACGCGAACGAGTCACTTGAGCCGCGTTCCCGGTAAAGGGTAGCGGCGTACATGATTGCGCCAAGTTTGACGTCACCACCGGGCGCAGTTGACTGCGAATCCTTGTAGCCCGCCTCAACACGCTTGCGATAGCAGAACGCGTTGCTTGCGTTCACGCAGTACGTGAGGAACGCCGTGTCGTTTGCGGTGGCCGCTGCGATGCCGAGCCATGTCGTGACGTCTGATGACGTAATCCACGAAACTGAAACGGTGTCCGTGAGGGTTCCCGAAATTTCGTAGTAGGCGTCATCATTGTCATGCCCGTTGTGGGCGTAGAGGACTTGGTTGGGCCGGGGTTCCTCGTAGTTGAACGTCAGATAGCCCGAATCGTCTTTGCCCGTGTAGTAGTACGGTTCAACGCTAATAACCGTGAACGTCCCGGTGAACTTTGTTCCGGCGCTGGTGATGGTGACGGAATCACCAACCTGCACCTCGTTCGGGGTGAGTGTCTGAACGGCAGCTACTTCATCAATGTAGATGCCGTGCGTGAGCGTGTATGCAGCCACCGTTCAGACTCCTCAGTT